CCGAGCTATTTTTGTTGCATGCTCCATAAGGATTGCCTGCATCTCCGGAGATTGCATCAGTTCCCTGACTCCGGCACGGTTCAGAACAATCTTTGTCTTACCCATATAGCGCCACCTGCCATTTCTGATTCCAGTCTAACGGAATATTTTCTTCAATGCCCTGTTGCGGGAACCCGATTACCTGCCATGACATCCCGAAGAAATCCACCCGACAATCCTGCCAGGTGTGATTATCCCCCTTCGGGATTGCAATATTGTATACCGCTTTCTTTCCAGTCAAGTTCAACGTATCAAGAATCTCTGTCGTCGACACCGGAGCAACAAGCACGTTCTCGACTGTTACCGGAGTCTCTTGGTATATCGGGTGGTCAAATTCATCTTTTCCAATCACCGTTTTCTCATACAGTGTTACCGGAATCCCCTTGATCATCGATGCCATAGATATCCATCACCCCTGCTCTTTGTCTTCTGAGTCCTAATCTGGATAACTCGGATTTCTTAATAAACAGTCCACCACCGGGCACCAGATACGTTCCTGTCACAGAATAGCCAAGAGCCGACTGTGACACTTGAGACATTGGTTCTGCATCCGTAGATGTCATAAGCGTACGTGCCACGACATCTACTGTTACAGATTTTGCTACGGAGGCTAACACAGCCTCCTTTGATATCATATCGTCCAAATCCTTTCCGACCTTCTTAGCCTCATAACGCAAGCTATCAGATACCAATTCCAATAACTGATTGGCTCTGTCAACCTCATCTTTTTTCACGGCTCGCCACAAAGCATTCAGATCATTAATTGTTGCAAATGCAGTCATTACTCTGTACCTGCTTTTGAATCATCGTCAGCTGTCCCATTTTCATCACTGGAATCATCTTTCTGTTTGCCAGATTTCTTCTTTCCCGGTTTCTCATCAGTCTGAGGTTCCCAGTTTTCACCGGAAACCTCAGACTCTGTCTCAATGATTGCGCCTGTTTTTGTGTTTTTATACCTCATTTCCTACTCCTCCTTGATTCTCGCAAAGTATTCAGGCACCAGAATTCCCCAGCCAAGATATAGCTCAGCACGGATATAGATCTGACCATATCCTTTCAAATCCTTTCCTGAATTGTCCGGATCTCCATACTGAATAATTTCCATAGGAATTTCCTTGGAATATCCCCATTTGAACGCATTCTGAAAATCTCCAATAATACCATGAACTTTCGTAGTTCCGCCAGATACAGTTTTGTTGACGCTTGTTGGAATTCCGTTAAATGATGCCGGTGATGCACCAAAAGCAAATTCCTGATACTGACGAATTCCATTTGCTTTCACCT